GGGGCGCGTGACGAGGGAACGAGAAGTGGCCGCGCTTCTCAAAGCAGAAGAAGAGTACCAGAAGAACAAGCGGGAAGCCGAGCAGAACCTGCACCGCCGTCGCGGGGATGGAGAAGGTCCATGACACTGAAGAAGCGGGTGAACTACGGCTGGCTCCCCGACCTGCCAGATTTCCGGGACAAACTCGCCTTCCCAGAGAAGGCGGGGATCGCAGCGACCGCGGCCTCCGTTCCCCAGCGCGTGGACCTGAGGGAGCGGCACGTCTTCGTGGTCAACGATCAAGGCTACCTCGGTTCCTGCGTGGCGCACGCGGTCAGCTCTGCCATCGAGTACGCGAAGCATACCCGGGAGAATGACCCGAAGGTCAGCGACTTCCTGGAACAGGATCGACAGTTTCCGGTCAGTCGACTCTTCCTTTACTACGAGGCCCGGCGTCCGATCGACATGATCGCCGAGGACAGCGGCTGCTACATCCGAGACGCCATGAGGGTCGCGTACAACATCGGAGTACCGCGCGAGACCGGGTGGAGGTATCACGAGGATGCGTTCGCGGTTGCGCCCCCGGCGCGGAGCTATAAGTCCGCCCCATACCACAAGATCACTTCGTACAAGTCGGTCGCCGTGGACAACAACGAGATTCGTCTCGCTCTGTCGCAAGGTCACCCAGTCGTCTTCGGCATCAGCGTCTTCGACTCGTTCTACAATGAACGGAACGGCGTCGTCCCGATGCCGACGTTCAACGACGAGTATCTGGGCGGCCACTCCATGCTCATCGTCGGCTACGACGACCGGTCGAAACTCTACACCGTCCTCAACTCCTGGGGGAATACGTGGGGTGACGATGGGTTCTGCTATATCCCGTACTCCTACATCGGAAACCGGCAACTCGGGTCGGACTACTGGCTGCTGACCGACGAACTCTATAAGGAGCGGATGTGAAACTGACCCCGTTCTACGTTCGTGTGATCGGCTACGTCCTGCTGGCTGCGATCATCATCGGCCTGTTCTTCTGGTGGATGCACAATCGGGAGAACAGCGTGCAGATACTGGCGTCGGCAGAGCAAGGAGTGCGGACCAGTCAGGCCACCTCTGGTATCGCCCAGGATGCCGGAGTAGTCCAGGGAGTGATCGACCGGGGCGAGGAGGCTACGGCCAGCGCGCGAAATGACTACCAGCGAGGATACGAAGATGCGAAGCGGAATGATCCAACTGTTGCTCCTTGGGGCGCTCAGCCTGTTCCTCAGCGCCTGCGTGACCTCGCCCGCGAAAGACGCCTCGCAAGAGAGCGACTTGGATGTGCTGGTTCTGGGTGTCCAGACGATGACGGAGCCACGAGGAAATGATCTCAAGAATCCTGAGGATGTTCGGGATACCGAGGAAGCCTGGAACCTCCTCCTCGATCTCGATGACATCAAGTGGCTCTCGAATCGGGACAAGGCGGGCATCCGAGGATTCGTGGAGAAAGCAGTCGAGCGAATCAAGATCAGCCGCCGGACATGTTCCGGCTTCGATAGACTTTTCAACCTTCGGGAGTGCAAGTGATGGAGTGGATTCTCCTCGGCGTCATGAGCTACATTCTCTTCACCTTCCACCAGAGGCTGAGCCGTCTGGAAAATGGGAAGGGTGAATCCCAGGTCCCCGATCGCGAGGAACTTCTGCCGATGGTGGACGTTGCTTCGCGCGCCGTGGACCGCCACGTCCAAGACTACCATACCAAGAGGTGATACATGACCGCTCCAGTACTGATCGACTATCCTACCTTCCTCGCCAACGTGCAGGAGAACGATGTCCGCGCTCTGGCGCTCCTGGCCGGTGGGAACACCATCAAGACGATGAGCTCCACCGAGGGTGACACCTACGAGGCCATCGGAGTCCGTCTCTTCAACGCAGGACTCGTGACCCGATTCCGCCGGTCGATGGAAGTGCAGACGAGTGATGTCTGGCATGTCTTCGATGGGATCGTACATCCTGCCGCTCTGAACTACATTGCTCAATGCGCGATGGAGCGTGTTAAGCTGTCGCGGGCCGTAATCCCCGCCTGAGGAGATCTCCATGGCACGCAAGTCCGAAAATAGGGAGTTTTCTCCGGCAAGTGCAGCTGACTTGTCGGAGGCTGAGCTCCGGTTCATCGACGAATTTCTGGTTGATAGGGACGCATACTCTGCGGCTCTTCGGGCAGGCGTGTTCCAGATCAACCTGAAGAAGACGGTCGGAAAGTGGATGAGCGATCAGCGCATCCTCAAGGCCATCCAACTCAAGACGGATGAAACCGATCTCGAGAAGATGATTTCGCCCCAGCGAATCATGGCGGGCTTCATAGACGTCGCCTTCGACCGGACTGCCCCGTCCGCCGCGCGGAATACGGCGCTCAAGGAGCTGGCTTCCCTCAAGAAGATGTACGGCGAGGCAGACGATAAGACGGGTTCCGGCGTGCTGATGATCCCGCTGGTCGGCGGCACCCTGGAAGACTGGAAGGCGTTGGCGATGGAAGCCCAGAAGAAGCTGCAGGACGATGTTCGTGGCTGACGGAGGCTTCAATGTGGTATGGGAACCCCTTCCGGGGTCTCAAGTGCTGGCGCTGAGCGCGCCTGTCAACCATATCATGTACGACGGAACTCGTGGTCCTGGTAAGACCGACACCCAGTTGATGCGATTCCGTCGGAACGTAGGTCGAGGATACGGAAAGTTCTGGCGGGGTATCATTTTCGACCGCCAGTACAAGAATCTCGAAGACATCATCTCGAAATCTCAGCGATGGTTCAACGAGTTCGATGACGGAGCGACGTTCAGCGCCGCTGGTGGCGGTGGGCGATGGAAGTGGCCGACCGGTGAACAGCTATTCTTTCGCCATATCAAGAAAACGGCTGATTATTGGAACTACCACGGACATGAATACCCGTACATCGGCTGGAACGAGCTGACCAAGTATCCGACGTCGGAGCTCTACGAAGCGATGATGTCATGCAATCGTACCTCGTTCATTCCGGAAAATTACCCGGTCTGGGTGGATCGACGTGATTTGGATCGAGGGCTGTGGACACTGGTGTCGAGGTCACATCCATATGCTGTCAAAAGACTACTGCCGGAGATTCCCTTGGAAGTTTTCTCCACCACGAACCCGTTTGGCCCAGGACACAACTGGGTCAAGAGAAAATTCATCGACGTTGCCAAACCCGGTGAAGTCGTGGAGACTCGGATCAACGTCTTCAATCCAAGAACGCAAGAACGCGAGGACGTTGTCCGAACACAAGTCCGGATTTTCGGCTCCTACAAAGAAAACCGTTACCTCTCTCCTGAATACGTTGCGGAACTGGAGAGCATAACAGACGAGAACAAGCGTCGTGCGTGGCTCTGGGGTGATTGGGACGTTGTTGCGGGAGGGGCGTTCGACGATCTGTGGCGGAACGATATTCATGTGGTCCCAAGATTCAAAGTTCCATCAGGCTGGCATCTGGATCGGTCGATGGACTGGGGTTCCACGCATCCGTTCTGGGTTGGATGGTGGGCGGTCGCCTCCGGGGAGTCTGTTAAACTCCCGGATGGCAGACTTTTCACCCCGGTTCGCGGTTCGTTGATCTTGTTTAACGAATGGTATGGGACGAAAGGGGTGGGAACGAACAAGGGACTGCTCATGTCTGCGAAGGACGTAGCCCTTGGGGTTCTTAAAACAGAGAAATCGTTCAAGGCAGCCGGCTTCGCGTCCGGAAAGGTGTATGCTGGCCCGGCCGACAATCAAATTTCCAACGTTCACGAGAAAAATACGGACACCATCGAGAAAATAATGAAGGACAATGGCGTGGCGTGGCGGGAATCGGACAAAAGTCCCGGTTCTCGCATTAACGGACTCCAATTGTTCCGCGATAGGCTGGAGGCAGCCATCCGGGGTGAGGGTCCTGCCATTTACTTCATGTCGCACTGTCAGGGTGCCATCTCGACCATTCCGGTGCTTCCTCGAGACGAAGATAATCAGGACGATGTTGATACAGATGCGGAAGACCATCCGTGGGACGGTGTCCGATACCGAGTACTCCAAGGTATCAACCGAACTGCCCGTGAAATCGAAGTCGTGCGCCCGAGATAGGAGTTAGGACGATGCCAAACGTGAATGTAGACTTCGTTTTGGAGGAAGTCGAGACAGCACTCCCGCTGTGGAGGCTCATCCGAGACTGTCTCGACGGACAACAGGCCGTGAAGAAGCGTGGAACGCTGTACGTTCCCCAACCGAACGCCGCGGACACGTCAACCGAGAACAATCTCCGGTACGATGCCTACTTGACCCGTGGCAACTTCATGAACTTCACTTCCCGTACTCTTTCGGGAATGGTCGGGGCCGTCTTCGGTAAGGATGCTGTCGCCACGCTTCCCGATGCGCTCATGCCGCTCTACAACAACGTGGATGGGTCGGCGTTGACTCTGGATCAGCAGGCGAAGAAGGTTCTGTCGGATGCACTCAGCGTCGGTCGATGCGGACTGCTCACGGACTACCCAGTCCGTAATCGTCCGGCCACCCGGAAAGAAGTTGCCGCCGGTAAGGTGAGGCCAACGATCCAATTCTACTTCGCCGAAGATATTCCGAACTGGCGGTACTCCGTGGTGGAAGGAATCCGGCATCTGTCGCTCGTTGTCTTGCGCGAGAGCTACGTCGTCGAGGATGACGGGTTCAAGATGAAGACGGATGTCCAGTATCGAGTCCTTCGGCTGGAGAAGGGAATTTATACCGTCACGATATACCAGAAGGAATCGACCGGATTCGTCTCGAAAGGAACTCTGGTTCCAAAGCAGGCTTCTGGCAAGCCGTTCGACTACATTCCATTTGAATTCATCGGGTCGGACAACAATGATGCCGGAGTCGATTCGGCTCCACTCCTCGATCTGGCAAACCTGAATATTGCGCACTTCCGAAATTCGTGCGATTTCGAAGAAATGGTGTTCATGCTCGGCCAGCCAACCCCTGTCATCACCGGCCTGGACAAAGAGTGGGTGGACAACGTGCTCAAGGGCCGAGTAGTCCTCGGTTCTCAGGTCGCGCTCCCCTTGCCGGAGGGTTGCGACGCTTTCCTTCTGCAGATCGACGAGTCCCAACTCGCTCTGTCTGCCATGGAACACAAGGAACGTCAAGCGGTGGCACTGGGAGCGCGGCTCGTCCAGTCGGCGCAGGTGCAGCGGACGGCGAAGGAGGCTGGCATGGAAGAAGCCTCTGAACAGTCACTGCTGTTGTCGGCGGCCAAGAACGTGAACTCAGCTTACAAGCGCGCGCTGAAGTCCGCTGCACTGTTCGCGGGTGCCCCCGTGACCGATGATATCGGCTACGAACTGAACACGGACTTCGACATCCTTCGTCTCGACTCGCCCGGTCGCGCCCAGCTTCTCGCAGAGTGGCAGCGTGGCGCAGTCACGTTCAGCGAGTACAGGAGCATCCTGCGTCGGGCCGGGGTCGCCACGCTCGATGACGAAGCGGCACAGAAGGAACTGCAGAAAGAAGCCGAGACCAACGCTGCGAGGATGGCGCTCGACCCCTCCTTGCAGAATGATGGTAAGACCCCGACCGACAAGAATGCGCCCAAGGAGAAGGCGGGTTCCCCCATCGACAGGAGCCGCAAGGCCCGAGGACAGGTCGCTCGGAACAATGGTAAGCGTAACGGAAAGAAGCAGTAACCGCTGAATCAATACCGAGGCAGCGGATAACGGGGCGGTGCCCTGATCACAATGCGGCGGTGCCGCAGGAGAAATACCATGTTGAAGAAGAAGATCACCAAAGAAGCGTTCGATGCCCTCCACGAAGAGCTGAAGCAGTTCTACAAGGTTGGCGGAGACCCGAAGTTCTTCTTGCTGGATGTCGAGGAAGATACCGGGGCGCTCGATGAACTCGGTCGGGCCAAGGAACACGAAGTCGGCCTCCGTCGGATCGCCGAGCGTGACCTCGCCGCCGCGAGGACCGATCTGGAAACCGCGACCGCGCGGATTGCGGAGCTGGAGCGCACCCAGTCGTCCACGAGCCAGGAACTGCGTGCTGACCATGAGCGCACGGTGAACAAGCTCAAGGAAGACCATCGCAAGGCGACCGAGAACCTGGAAAAGACGATCAAGAAGATCTACGTCAACGACGTGGCTTCCAAGATCGCTTCGGACATCGCCATCGACGAGGGAGCTGCGGAGCTTCTTGGTGAAGTCATCGCGCGACGTCTTTCTGTCGAGATGGTGAACGGGGAACCGGTCACTCGCGTGCTGAACGCGGACGGTACCGCTTCCAACGCTACCCCGGATCAACTGAAGACCGAATACTTGCAAATGGAGAAGTTTGCGAGTATGCTTCGCGCGAATGAAGCCTCCGGTGGCGGTGCCTCGGGTGGTGGAAAGGGAGGCGGTGCCTCCGGTAAGAAACTCGATGACCTCGGCGACGAGGAACGCAACAAGATGGCGAAGGACGATCCCGCCGGACTGCAACGTCTGATTGACGAAGCAGCCGCCGCTGCGGAGTAGTCCGGGTCATCACCCGAACATACCGCATTCAACCAGAGGAGCTACATCATGCCCCGTACCACTCTCTCGGACGTCTGGGTCCCGCAGACCTTCGGCTCCTATCAGGTGGCCGATCCGATCCGACAGTCCGCCTTCGTTTCCAGCGGCATCCTGGCCGCCAACGCCACGCTCAATGAACTGGCGGACAACGGCGGTTACATCACCACCGTTCCGTTCTGGAATCCGATCGACTCCAGCCTGGAACCCAACTACAGCAACGACGTCTACACAGACATCGCCGACCCGCAGAAGATCACCGCTTCCGAGCAGATCGCCCGAATCGCTGACCTGAACGAGGGCTGGTCGTCCGCCGATCTCGTGGCTTCCCTCGCCGGCCGTGACCCGCTGAAGCAGATCGCAACGCAGGTGGACGGTTACTGGGTCGAGCAGATGCAGCGTCGTCTGGTCGCCACCGCCATCGGCGTCTACAACGAGAACGTCGCCAACGGCGCCAGTGACATGATCGTGGATCGTTCGTCCGCGGACATGACCATCACCGACGCGAACCTCTTCAGCGCGACCGCCATCGTCGCCACCCAGCTGACGATGGGTGACCGCATGAAGCAGATCACCGGCATGGCGATGCACTCCGTCGTCTACGCGCAGATGATCGAGAACGACCTGATCCAGTTCGTCAAGGATTCGACCGGGACCATGGACATCCCGACCTACCTCGGCAAGACCGTCATCGTGGACGATGGGATGCCGATCATCGGCGGTGATGGCGTGGCCGTCGCCTTCAAGTACCTGACCGTCCTGTTCGGTCGCGGTGCTCTCGGCTACGGCCGGGGAACGCCGAAGGTCCCGTTCGAGATGGAACGTGAGCCGTCCCGCGCGAACGGCGGTGGCTTCGAGACCCTCTGGGTGCGGAAGCGGTGGGTCCTCCATCCGATGGGCTACAAGTTCAACAGCGCGACCATCACCGGCCCGGGCCTGAGCCCGACGTGGGCGGACCTGAAGCTGGCGGCCAACTGGACTCGCGTCCTGAACCGCAAGAACGTCCCGATGGCCTTCCTGGTCACCAACGGTTGATCGATGACCCCGCCGCTGGCATGAGGGCGGGGCTCCTCTATATCACCACAACCCCTTCAGCTCTAGGAGTACTGCAATGAGCAACAAGACCGAAAAGAAGGCGGGAGCGGACGAGTCGAAGATGATCGACCCTACTGCGACCTCCCCCTCCAAGGATCCCCAGCGCAAGGATCGGCAGGATACGTCCACCGCGACGGAGCCCAATTCCAAGCAGCGGATCGCCAACAAGGTCAGCCGGACTGGCCGGGGTAACGGCGGCGGTGACGAAGTCCGTCGCGGTGGCCTGAACATGGATCTCACCCCCGATACGCTGGGTGAGCGCGAAGGCGTCAGCCCGGCCGAGACCGACCTGATCTGGACGAACCAGTCCAAGGATCGTTGGGGTGCCGACCAGCCGGACATGGGCAAGCTCCTGGGCCAGCGGAACGAGATCGAGAAGCAGCGTCGGGAACGCGAGGAAGCGTAATATCCCGGCCGGGATTCTCTTCGGTGTACGAGTCCCGGCTACTTGAATGTAGCCGGGATTTTAATTAGGAGAAGGAAATGATCGTTGTCGAAGACGGAACCAACGTCCCTGACGCCAACTCCTACGTCACCGTAGAGGAGCTGGTGCAATACTCTGCCGACCGGGGAATTCTTCTTCCTGTCGACGATGCAGAAAAGGAAATTCTGCTGATCAAGGCAATGGACTACTTGGAACTGGCCGACAATGAGTACGTGGGACTCAGGTCGTATCCAGATCAGTTGCTGTCCTGGCCGAGAACGAGCTACAGTGCGAGTCTGGGAATTCCCAGGGAGTTGAAGAAGGCCCAGCTTGTTCTGGCGGTGGCCGCCATGACGATCGAACTGTCACCCGTGTCGAGCGGATCGGCGGGTAAGAAGGTGAAGATCGGCCCAATCGCCGTGGAGCGACCGAACGAGTCCGTTGCCCGCCCCAGCGTTCCGCAGGCTGAAGCACTTCTCCGCTACCTCTACGGGTCGTCCATCGGCGCCGGACAACTCCGGGTAGTTCGGGCATGAAGTTCAACTACGATGAAATAGCGGCCGAAGCCGCAGAACTCTTGAAAGAGTTCGGTACACAGATGATTCTGTCGGGAACTTCGACGGATCCTGTGTATGATCCAGTCACTGGTACGACGACCGATCCAGGCGACGCGCTCATCACCCCATTCAACGGAGTGAAGATCACTCCTACGATGGAGTACACCCAGTCCATCGCGGATGGTAGCGTGCAGGCGAGGGACATGTTGATCTACGCCGAGCCGGAAATTCCGTACCCCAACCTCCAAGACACAATCACGATCAACACCCGTGGTGCCGTGGAAGTTTGGCAGATCGTCAACGTACAAGAAATCACCCCGGCGGACACGCCTGTACTCTACATCATACAGGTGCGCCCATGACGACTGTGATTACCGGAAACGCTTCTCGTGTATTGGGACTGGGTGACCAGATTCGTCAGTATGCGAAAGTCGTGGGACGCCGCGTCGATCATGTCCATCGCAACCTGTCGATCATGCTGTTCACCGGTATTCTCTATGGGACTCCAGTGGACACGGGAGCGGCGCGCGGTGGATGGTACACCAGCAAGAACTTCCCCATCATGGGAGGCACTGGCAGACTGAGTCCAGATGGTCGGTTGGTGACCGATGAAATCAAGACAGTCTGCATGTCTGCCAAGTTCAACGAAATCCTGTTCTTCGTCAATACGGTGGAGTACATCGTACCGCTGGAGTATGGGCACTCTCAGAGGCAGGCTCCAAGGGGGATGGTGAGAATCAATGTGGCCCGAGTCAAGCGCATGGTGCGCGAAGTGATTGCCAGCGCGAGGGAGGTACGATGAGTCTTCTTACTGATATCAATGCTGCCCTCGTCAGCGCCTATCGAGACATGGGCCTGGGACTTCCTACGGCGTATGAGCTTCGGGATTTCAGCCCGCCATCATCATCCCCGTGGGCGAGGATCAATAACTTTCCGGCCGACAAGTTCGTGGATACTCTGGGGGATGGAGGGCAAGACAAAGCGGTAGGCTTCTTCCAAATTTCATTCTTCGTGCCCGAGAACGACGGCACCGGCCGAATCCTTGGATACGCAGACGCGGCACTCGCCTATTTCAAGAATGGGCGAAGGTTCGGTTACAATGGACAGCAGGTAAAGATCAACCGTGGCGAGATGACTCCACTCCGAAAGGATGACGACTCAGCTAGCTACTCAATCGCTCTCAGTTTCTACTGGGAATCATCAGCTTCACGATAAGGAGACAAGTCATGTCACAGGCATCGGGTTCCCGTCACAGCTTGGGCTACATCGAGGAAGTCGTCTTCGGTACGACTCCTGCCACCCCAGCTTTCAAGGGGTTCCGTCACAACTCGACGTCCCTCAACCTCAACCGCGCCGCCTTCGGTTCCGAAGAACTGCGTCCCGACCGCATGATCGCAGACTATCGTGCGGGTACCAAGTCCGTGGAAGGCAACGTGGTCACGGAGCTGTCGCAGACGTCGCACGATGACATGCTCGCGGCTGCGCTCTGTGGGACGTGGGTCGGCAACGTGCTGAAGGCCGGTTCGGTCCGCAAGAGCTTCAGCCTGGAACGCCACTTCCAGGACATCAACGAGTTCCTGCGCTACCGTGGCGCGCAGGTGGACACCCTCCAGATCAGCATGACGACCGGTGCGGTCGTGGGCCTGACCTTCGGCTACTGGGCAAAGGGGATGGACGTGGCGCAGGCGATCATCGTCGGTGCGACGTATCCGGCGGCCCCCTCCACCCCCACGATGGATGCCATCAGCGGGTCGATCACCGAGAACGGAATTCCGATTGCCGTCGCCACTGAGGTCACGCTGAATCTGGCGAACAACCTCAACCCGCGATTCGTCATCGGCTCGGCCGAGTCCTTGGAACCGAGCATCGGGCGCTCCAATCTCACCGGAACCCTGTCGGCCTACTTCGAGAGCTCCGTGCTCTACCAGAAGTTCCTGACCAACGCAGATTCTTCGCTGGAGGTCGTGTGTTCCGACGGTACCGAGAGCTTCACGTTCTTGGTCCCGAAACTGAAGTACACCGGCGGTGACGTTCCGGTCAGCGGCGAAGGCCCGGTTTCTATCCAGATGCCGTTCCAGGGCATCCTGGACCCGGTCACCGGCACCAACTTCCAGATCACCCGTTCGGCCCCGTAAGGCCGGACATCAACCGAGGAGTAATCATGAGCAATCTCGACCGCTATCGCACGCGAAAGCAAGCCCAGACGCCAAGGAAGGTGTATTTGATGGACCCGGCTTCTGGCAAGATGACCGAGGATTGGATCTTGGTTCGATCCAGCCTGTCCGACGAGTTCATCGCAGCGCGCGATGATTCGATGCAGGCAGTCCAGGAGATCGTCGAGCCGAACAAGGAGAAGCGGAAGGAACAGGTCTCCGATATCCAGCTGGGGCTGAAGGTCGCGCTGGTCGCGGGGTGGAGCTTCGAAGAACCGTTCACGGACGAGAATGTCCGCAACTGGCTCCGGGACGCCCCACAAGTGCAGATGATGGTCATGTCTGTCGCCGACGATTTCTCGGCTTTTTTCGCAGAGCCCTCCGAACCCTCGTCCGCTGGGCGGAAGAAGAAGTAAAGCTGTCAAAGCCTTTGGAGGGCGGACAGAGTACCCTTAGCCAGAAATCCCATCTGGCTAAGGTCTGGCAGCAAACTGGTAAGATGCCACCGCAGTTGGAAAAGGTAATCCCGAGGCCAAAGGAGTTGGTGTATTTGTGGGACTGGCTCTGTGAACAAGTTTATCCGTTGTCGTTTACAGAGTTGGAAGCGTGGCAGAGAGTCACAGGTCGGCGACTCTACCTGTGGGAAGTCCGGGCACTAATCGAATTGGACAAGGTGAGATCATATGACTGACGAGATTGCCCGACTTGGCGTAGCCGTAGACAGCTCCTCAGCCGTCAGTGCCGTAAAAGACATTGACGCGCTGGCGGATGCTGGCGACCGCGCTACTGAATCCACAAAAAAGCTGAGCGGCTCTTGGGAATCTGCGAAGTTCAGCGACAGGAAGCTCTACTCTGCCAACCGGGCTCTGGCAGAGTTTCGCCAGAAGGCGGCGGAGGCTTCAAACGCAGCCGTGACAGCTGACAATTCTTGGCAGAAGGCAACATTCAGCCCGGCGAAGCTCTACTCTGTTAACAAGGCACTGAGCGCCTACAAGGCAGAACTGAATCAGGCGAGAATCGCTTCCGATGCAGTCGCCAAATCCAATGTCGTCCAGGCCGCAAGCCACCATCAAGTTTCTAAGGCCGCAGTAGGCTACACTAAGTCTGCGAAGGAATTGGCGTTCGCCACCCGGAACCTCCCGGCCCAGTTCACTGATATTGCGGTCAGCTTGCAAGCGGGTCAGAATCCGCTTACCGTTCTGCTCCAGCAGGGTGGTCAGCTTAAGGACATGTTCGGCGGTGTAGGTGGAGCAGCCCGAGCGATGGGCTCCTACGTCATGGGGCTTATCACCCCATTCACACTGGCTGCTGCTGCCGTGGCCGCGCTGGGTATCGCGTGGATCAAGGGTGATAACGAAGCCCGGCAGCTCCAGAAAACCCTGACGATGCAGG